AGAAAGAACTTATTTCCGTTGTGATATGGTTATCACAAATGTAACTCATGTAGAAGCAGATGAAGAGAAGAATGTTGACGAGCATGTTGCTATTCGTGGTGCGGTATTTAATTTCCGCAAAGAGCTTCTTCCTCTTACTTTCACAGTTAAGAATCCTAATGGTATGAACTATTTTGAAGGACTTGGCGCCTCTGGCAGTGAACCTGTTTACACTTGGGTTGAAGGTGTTATTAATTGCAACACTGTAAAAACTGAGGTTAAGGAAGAGACTGCATTTGGTGGTGACTCTGTCAGAACCTTTGAGCGTAAGACTAAGGAGTGGCTTGTAACTCGTGCGTCACAGAATCCTTATGATTTTGGTGAAGAAGGCATCCTTACGGGCGAAGAGCTTACTAAGGCTATGCAGGATAGACAGGTTAAGCTTGCTGAGGAAAAGAAGAGAAGCGAAGAGTATAAGGCACAGAAGAATAATCCTGTAGCAGCGCCCGCCGCTCCTCAAGCAAAAGCTGGTGGCTTTAATTTCTGATAGGAGGGCGATCTAAATGGCAGATATTAATTTACTTGAACTAGCCCCCCACTAGGTTAGTCGCACCCTTAGAGGATATTCAGTATTCTTTTATGGGGAACCGAAGAGTAAACTTTTACTGCTCTCCCTTTAAGAAATTAAAGGGCAAACATCGTAGAAAAAACGGGAAGGTCTTATAGAGATAACCCGAACGGAAGGGGTGGTGTAATAGCCACCCCACGTGCAACGCATAGTTTTTGAACCTATTATTTTGAAAGGAGCATGTACCGTATATGGACATCACTGAAATGATACAATTATATAGCGAAGGAAAATCGCTTACTTTTCTTGCGAATAAATATGGAACCTATCCAGAGAAAATAAAAAATATGTTATAGGCGCAAGGTATTAAAACTAGAACCCATGCAGAGCAAAATAGAATTACTAATCAAGAACGAGGGAAAAAAGTAAACCACTCTTATTTTGATAATATAGATTCTTTACAAAAGGCTTGGTTGCTAGGATTCTTAGCAGCTGATGGTAGTATTACTCCAGATAGAAATTCTATTAAATTAGGGCTAAGTTCAGTAGATAGAGAAATTTTGGAAAAAATTCAAAAAGAACTGGATATTGAAAGAAATATCGTCGATAAAGAAACTAATCAAGGTTTTCAAGTATCAACTTTGGCTTGGAGTAGCGAAAATCACAAGAAAAAATTAGCACAATTCTCAATAGTTCCCAATAAAACTTACAAGGGAATGAGACTCCCTGCTTTTGAACAACAATATCAATTAGCTTTTTTCTTAGGCTATTTTGATGGAGATGGATGTTTTAAAAATGATGGTAAATATTGCCGTATTGAAATTTGTTCTTATGATCCTAACATTCTTCAAGATTTTACACAGTTAATTGATACTGTATTTCATATTCCTCGTGAAGTTTATAAAGAGCCTAAGAAACAACATTATTATACCATTACGTATTCAACTCAACAAGCTGAACTGATTTTAAATACTCTTTACGAGCTTATGAACCAACAAAAATGTTTTTATTTACAAAGAAAATATATAAAGTATCTAGCGTGGAAAGAACAAAATAATAGAATATAATAAAACCACGAGTCTACGACTTCTGATAGACTTAAGAAGAGAAGTTATGCTAAACTGGAATGGAATAAACCATTCGATGACTTAATATAAGGCGGTATTAAGAAATGAAAGAAATTTCCAGAGTATAGAATAAAAAATCTATAGATAAAAACAAAAGGGTAAAACTACAATCGCCACCAAATTTCCTAATCACTTATTGCTTGGCTTTGAAAAAGGTTGGAATGCAATCCCCGGAGCTATGGCACAACCAGTTAATAGCTGGGGTGAATTTCGAAAAGTTCTTCGCCAATTAAAAGATCCTAAGGTCCAAAAGCGTTTTTCTACTATTATTATTGATACAGCTGATATAGCTTATGACTATTGTGAAAAATATATTTGCGCAAATGCACCTCGTGCCGATGGCGGTTTTGGAGTAGATGCAATAGGAGACATCCCTTACGGGAAGGGCTATAAGATGGCGGCTAAAGAATTTGACGATTGCCTACGCTCAATTCTTCAAATGAATTACGGTTTAGTTCTTATCTCACATTCAGTTGATAAGACTTTTAAGGATCAGAATGGCAACGAGTACAATCAGATCGTCCCTACTCTCGATAACAAACCTCGTAACATCGTTAATAGGATGGCAGATATTATTGGGTATTCTCGTACAGTAGATCTGCCTGAAGGAGGAACCGCTACTAAATTGTTTATGCGTGGAACTCCTCGATATGTAGCAGGTAGCCGTTTCAAATATACCCCAGATGTTATTGATTTCACTTATCAAAATCTGGTAAATGCTATCTGTGATGCAATTGATAGGCAGGCTGCAGAAGAAGGTTCAGAACATTTTACTACAAACGATGCAAACCTTTATACCGCATCTAAAGAACTTGATTTCGACGAACTTATGATGCAGTTTAATTCAATGATTCAAGATCTTTCAGTTCAAAGTGATGAAGAAACATTTAAAACCTATTGGCAGCCTCGTATTACTCAGATAATCGAAAGCTATTTAGGCAAAGGAATGCGCGTAAGTCAATGTTCTCGTGAGCAGATAGAAGCTTTGGATTTGATTGTAACAGCAATTAGAGATTTAATAAATACAGCTCAATAATGATTAAGTCAATAGAGGATAATATCTTCTATTGACTTTTTATTTAATTTATGTTATAATATACATATAAAAGTATAAAAAGAGGTAAAAAATAAATGGCAACAAAAGCAATGGTTAAGTGTTTCTATTGTCAACAGCTTTTTGACCGAAATAGTGAACCATTTGAAAAGCCAAAAGGCAACAGATATGCACATAAAAAATGTTACGATGCACATATGGGTTCACTTTCGCAAGAAGAGCGAGATTATGAAATTTTAATTGATTATATAAAAAAACTTTTAGGTAATGATTTAAATCCTCGTGTATGGAAGCAATTAAAAGAATATAAGACACTCCTTGATTTTCAAGGAAAACCATATACTTATAGTGGAATGTATAAGAGTTTAGTATATTGGTATGATATTAGACACGCAGATGTTGAAAAAGCCAATGGCGGAATTGGAATTATTCCATATATCTATAACGATGCTCTTAAATATTACTATGCTTTATATCTGGCGGCGGTCGCTAATGAAGACAAAGATGTAGAGCATTTTCAAGTTAAAGTTAGAGAGTTCTCTATTGAACCACCTGTGAGAATCGTAAAGCCGCCGCGCCTATTTAACTTAGATGATTTGGAGGAAGAGGAATGAGCAAAAGTAAATATGTAGATACTGCCGCAATAATGCAAGTAATCGGCGCTATCTATATCCAACCTTCACTTTTAGATAACGAAAATTATCACTTCCACGAAGAGGATTTTTGTGAGGACTTTCACGTAACTCTTTTTGGAACTATATATAATCTTCACGCGCTCGGCGCAAAAGAGATAACACTCAATGCAATAGAAGACTATCTTGCACAGCGCCCTAAGCGCCAAGCGATATATAAAGCAAATAAAGGTGCAGAGTATCTTGAGCAACTTAAAGAGGCTACACAGTTAAGCGCATTTCAATATTACTATGATAGAGTCAAAAAGATGACTCTCTTGCGTATGTATAATGAGCGCTGTGGAATGGATTTATCGTGGCTCTATGATATGGATAATATTTTCGATGCAAAGAAGAAACAAGCGCAAGAGGACTGGTTAGATAATACGCCTCTTGTAGAAATCGCAGATTTAATTGATAAAAAGATAGATGATGTTAAATCGGTTTATGTTGACAACTGTGAAGCAGATATTGTTCAGGCGGGAGATGGAGTTGAACTAATGCTAGAACAGCTTAAACAAAAGCCAGAATTAGGATACCCACTTTATGGTAAATATATTAACACGATTACAAGAGGTGCGAGACTTAAAAAGTTCTATCTTCGTTCTGCGGCGACTGGCGTTGGTAAAACCCGTTCAATGATTGCAGACGCCTGCTATATTGGATGTGGATCTATGTACGATTTAGAAACGAATACTTGGATAAACACTGGAATGCCACAGCCTACTCTTTATATTGCAACAGAGCAAAGTCTTGATGAAGTGCAACAAATGATGATTGCTTTTTTAGCGGCGGTCGATTCAGATAGAATTGCAACAGGTGATTACTATGAAGGCGAATGGGAAAGAGTTATGCATGCAGCTCAGCTCTTGAAAAATGGTAAAATATACTTCGAATCTCTACCAGATTTTTCTCTTCAAGACATAGAGAATGTTATTAAAAAGGGCATTAGAGAGCATGAAGTATGCTATGTCTTTCAGGATTATATCCATACCTCACTCCGTATTTTAGAGGAAATAACTCGCAGAAGTGGAGGAGTTAAATTAAGAGAAGATAATGTTCTCTTTATGCTTTCGGTTAAACTCAAGGATCTATGTAACGAATATGGCATTTTTATTATGAGTGCAACCCAGTTGAACGGAGATTATCGAGACGCTGAAGTTTATGATCAAAACCTTTTAAGAGGTGCCAAGGCAATTGCCGATAAAATTGACTATGGGGCGCTAATGTTGGAAATCACAGAGAAAGATAAAGAAGCACTGCAAGATATTTGTAAAAGAGGTGGCTTTGAAATGCCAGATATAAAGATGTCAATTTATAAAAATAGAAGTTCGCGCTGGAAAGGTGTTTTAGTTTGGTGTAAAGCAAATAGAGGAATTTGTAGAATAGATCCTGTTTTTGTCACTAAATATGATTATGGACTTGTCGATATTGAGGATTTTAAAATAAATGTAAAGAAGAGCGTTGATTTATCAGCGTTTTAAGGAGGAAAAATGGAAAATACAACTAAATTTTATAAAGTAAAATATTTAGGTGTTCAATTAGGTATTTTCGTTACTAACTCAGCCGATTTGGTAGCGCAATCTTGGCTTAATGAATTTCTTTCTTTACATCAAAATACTCATTTTGAATTAATTGAAGTGCCTTTAAAGCAGGTGTTTTGTAACGGTATTCCCATTAATACTTTAATAGATATAAAGGAGGAAAAGTAAAAAATGAATGATTGTTCCGAGCAACATCGTAATAAAGTAAAAGAAGGAGTAAAGTGCTGCCTTCGAGAAATACGTAATTGTAACTCTTGTCCATATTTTGGCGACTGTGATCAACTACGAGAGGATATTTTAAGAATGATTATCAGAGAAGAAATAGATGCAACAGACTGGTCAGGTTTTCAGGAGGGGTTCTAATGGATCAAAAGAACACAATAGTGAAATGTAAGGCGTATCCTAATTGCCTATTTAATCACAATGGGGTATGTGATAACTATGTGATTAACATTGGCGAAGACGGGAAGTGCGACTGTTATGTTGAGACTGAGCCTATTAGAGGGCAAAAAACCTGTCAAGATGATTGTATTCATTTTGATGATAGTGATCCCATGGTAGGTCCAATATGTTTATTCAATCATCCTGAACCTCTTAAAGAATTTTATAAAGATATGCCTTGTGACTATTATCATTCAACAAATTATACAAGAGGTCAACGAGCAAACTGTAATATTTACGATGATGCTTGTGATGCTTCATTTTTAAAAGAAGATTTAGAAAAAATACAGCAGACATTAGAACAAGACTTTATCCCCTGCACAATGAAAGTAGCTGAGCTTAACAAGCCTAATAAGAATAAAACTGTTATAAGTGATTATGAACCTTTTCTTACAAAAGCAATTTGTAGTCAATGTAAATATGATACTCACGGACATCTTTGTAGTCGTAAAAATGTTGCATCTAATGGTATTTGGACTTGCTGGGAGAAAAAAGAATGAGGTATGACAGTGATGCAATTAAACAACAACTCACCTTCCAACAAGTATTCGATTATGTTGCCGAATTGGGGGGCAATCCAAAACTTGATCCATCTGGAGCTGAAGTAATAGTATCTCAAACTATTTGTCATAATCCAGCCTGCACAGGATCGCACAAGCTATACTATTATCATAACAGTCGCTTGTGGAAGTGTTATACAGAATGCGCAGGAGATGCATTTGACATATATGACTTAACGCGGCGCGCAATGAAGATTCAGCGCGGCGAAGAGTGGCCACTATCACGCGCTGTGGGGTATGTTGCCCGCTATTTCGGTATAGCTTCTTCTGAAGACGAAAATTTTGGAGACTCACAACAAAAACTTCATGATTGGGATATTTTAAAGAATTATCAACAAAATAGTTCCATCAGTAATGATAAAAAAATAATTGAGTTCAAAGAATTTGATGAAAATATCCTTCAACACTTGCCACGCCCGCGCATTATCCCGTGGCTTAATGAAGGAATAACTCAAGAGATAATGGATTCTCGCGGTATCTGTTACGACCCCGTAAATCAAGGCATTGTGATACCTCATTACGATGAAAATGGGGCGCTAATAGGTATCCGTGAGCGCACTCTTATCAAAGAAGAAGAAGCATACGGAAAGTATCGACCTGCGATTCTTAATGGTATTCAATATAATCATCCACTAGGCTTCGCTTTATATAACTTAAACAATAGCAAAGAGCATATTAAACAGATGGGTATTGCCATCGTGTTTGAGGGTGAAAAAAGCTGTTTAAAATACGCATCAATGTTTGGCGCCGACAACGACATCTCTGTTGCAACTTGTGGCAGTAACTTAATTCAGCATCAGGTTGACCTTTTGCGCCAATATGGAGCAAGAGAGATAGTGATTGCTTTTGATAAACAGTTTCAGAAACCTAATGATGCAGAGTTTAAGCAGTGGACGAAGAAACTAACGGCGCTGCATAATAAATATAGTAAATTAGTAAATATCTCTTTTATCTTTGATAAAAAGGGAGATATGTTAGGATATAAAGATGCGCCCGTTGACCGTGATGGAGAAACATTTATAAAATTATTTAAAGAAAGGGTGAGATTATGAAAGGAATTATTTATTGTATTAATCGTTATGAGGGTATGCGTCTTCTTAAAGAAATTGTAGGAGACGCAGCTCTTGAAGGGCATAGACATACATGTTTTGTAACTAACCAAGATAAAACTTTTGTAGAATTTGAAAATGGTGATATATGGTATTTATTTAGCTCCTATAATGCAGCGAGAGGATATAGATGGGATTATTGCTTTATAGATAAAAAAATACCGCAAGAAATTATAGAAGAAAAAATTCTGCCTCATGCTATGGTGTATCATTGGGATTCGCCTGAAGCAAAAATACCAATAGATAGGAGGGTGCATTACTTTTGAATTATAAACTTTTAGGAAAAATAAATCCGCATTATTCAGCAGTAGAGTAGGTGCTTACCAATAGAGGTATTCCCTACTATGATATCCATCACTGGCTGAATACAACAGATGCGGATATAAATGACTTTAATCTATTGGGCACCGATCGATTGCGCAAGGCAGCTCAAACCTTAATAAAAACGATTTCTCAAGGCGCCCGGGCGCTAGTTATCGTAGACTCAGACTGCGATGGTTTTACCTCGTCTGCGCTTTTAATCAATTACCTGTAT